TCTTTTTTCCCAGCCCTTATTATGTACTTTAAGATATTACCTCTGTTAAAAGACAGCTTATAGTCTTGTATGATGTCTATAACGTCATAAGTAGTAGCAGAATAATATAGTTTGTTTCCTTTCATAATAGTTTTATTCCTTCTTTAATGTTTAAATAAGTTACTTCTTTTTCTATTCTATTTGTGTTTGCAAATTGTGTTGTTGCTGGATTCTTGTTGTTAGTCTCCCATATAGGTTTTATCAAATAAAGGTTAAAAGACCATACACCCTCTGGGGTAGAATTAATATAAAAAGGTATATCTAAATGCTTTTGGCTTTCTAACTCCATAGCCAAGTACTTTTTCTTTTCTAGTAGTAAAGTGTCATAATGTGCCTTTCTACATTTTAGCTCTATTCTATGACTTTCTTTTGGGCTATAACAATCCCACCTAGACATTTGATTTTTAGCCTTTACTAAGTCTGGATAGATGTTATCTTTAAGCCAATTAAATAAATCAGTTTCAATCCAATCCTTCATAAATGTTATTAAGGTCTTTTATCCAGCCTACAATAGTCTTAGGATTACAACTACAAGGTGTGTGATAGGTGTGTTTAAAGTATTTAGCGTGAAGTTCTGATACCATCTTTACATCTTCTACAGATAAAGTGGTAGAAGGGTTTTGGGTAAACTTTTGCCAATCTATTAAATCTAGCTTATCCATTTCTGTTTATTTTAATTTTATTCCATTTGTCTTTTCTTTCATCACAGCCACAGTCATTCCCAAACAGCTTTTTAACTATCCAAGCTATGCCAGTGTATTTAGTTATAATCGCCACTAAGTCTCCTAATCCCATATCTATTTAATTAGTTCATAATCTTCATTACTGTAGTCATCCCAATCCTCTTGAAATTTGTCTCTAAGGTCTTGCTTAACGTGCTTTAATGTGTGAAATATACTTACAAAACTAATATCTGTTAAAGCTGCCACACCTCTTATAGATAGGTCTGAGTCTCTGTACATCTCAAATATCTTACCGTCATACCAATAGCTTTCTTTATTTTCTGCTTTAGCTTTGTTTTGAAGTTCTAACATATAGCTGTCTATTAAATCGCATATCTTTTGGAAACCCTCTTGTTCACTTGTATCTGAATCCTCTGAAAACTTATAGTCTTGTATAGGTGTTTTAATGTACTTTTTTTGCTCTTTTTTTAAAGTGTAAAGAATACTTTTTATAACAAAAAAAACATAGCCCTTATTTACTTTGCCATCTGTAATTATCTTGTCTGGATTAGCGTATTTATAAATCTTTAAATAAGCCTCTTGTACTATATCTTCTGCATAATCTCCACCACCTAAACCAGTAGCAGTAGCAACCCATTCTTTATGGTGCTTTGCAATTATACTTAAAAAACTAGAATCTTTTATTCGGTCTCCCATATCATAGTAAACGTAACAAACCCAAAACAAAACTGGATTGTATGCTCACTACCACCTTCTTCAAAAAGTTCCTTGTTGTATAAACAACCAACCATAAAACCTTTTACTAAACTGACAATAAACATAGAATCCTTCTGAATTGAATAAATTATACTTACTAAAAATACAACAAAAAATGTTAAAAATATGTTCATAATTAAAATGTGTTTGGTTTTAAAATATCGTAAAAATCTCCTTCTACTACTGGTAAGCCTACCTTGTTTACTTTAAAACTAAAGTTTTCAAAACTAAAGCCCCTTGAGCGTTTGCAGCTTACTGTTACTAAGTCTCTATTAACGGTGTTAAGTTCAAGTTGTATTTGTGTTTCTGTCTTTTTTTCTAAGACACTCCCTAAATGCCCAGACATTTTGTCTGAACCGAAGTTGCTGTGTATTACTACTGAAAAATGACAATGTAATTTTACTGACCACCGCATTAGTTTTTGAGCAATGTAGTTTGCTTCTTCAAGATTGTTTACATCATTAACTAAATCTGCGATACCATCTACCAAAACAACACCTATATTTTTTCCGTCTAACTTGTCAAATAAAATATACTCTATAAAATCCACTCTGTCTTTTGGGCTTAATGCTCTAAGTCCGTATGTGTGGTAACACTCGCTATTCATCTGGGTCATATCTAATACCCTACGGAATATCTTACTACAATGAAACTCTGATTGTTCTGTATCAAAATGAATTAAACATTTGCCGTTTCTATGACCTCTTAATTCTCCACCAAAGCCATTAAGTTCCCCTTTTAAATAAACAGCACTAAGCAATGACATAAAGAAAGTCTTTTTGCTTTTTGGGGGTGCAGAAATTACACTAAAATTTTGTTCCGTGCCAATTGGTATAGGATATGTTTTTAAACCTTTACTTGTTTGCATTGTAAATTCCCCCATAGATATTGCCATTGGTGGGTATTCCACCTCTTTAGTAGCATCTATGTAACACTCTTGTTCAAGGAGTTGCATATACATTCTGGTTTCTTCTTTTTTTTCTACAGTCATTAGTTGGTTTTAGGTAATTAAAAAAAAAAGGGGCTTTTACACCCCTTTAAATTTAGAAAGATAAATCATCTGTTACTTCAATTTCCGATGCTTTCTCTTGGTCTTCAAAAACTGCTTTTACACAAGTTCCGTCAGTCCATACTACCTTACCGTTTCCAAGATAGGTTTTGTTCTTTTTAGCTTCCCTTTCTTCTTTAGTTTGGGAATCATAAACAGAAACATTCTGTCCATAAGGATTGGTATCGTCATTCACAGATACCGTAAAGTTGTAATACACCCCTTTTTTACCAGTTACAAATTTCTCTTTTGGTAGGTCTTTTACGTTCAAGCTAATGTTTAATAATGCACTCATAATAATTGATTTTAAAATTGATTAATTTACTTTTAATAATTCGTTTTTTACTTCTGTACTTAATTTGTACTTATCCATAATTACTTTGATGTTTCCACCATCTGCCAAGTATTTTACTGCTTTAGCATAAGCTGGGTCTGTTTTATTTAACCAAGCCTTTTCGTCTTTTTTCTCTGGTACGTTTGTAGCATCGCTATCTTGTGTATCGTCAATAAGCAATAGGTTACCTAAAGAGTACTTTTTAGCGTAGCTACTGGCACTTCCAAACTGCTGTGGCGTTTGCATACCTTTTTGGTTTAAATCAACCCCTACAATAGATGAAGCCTTTATTTTAGTTTCTCCATCTGATATGGTAGCAGTGCTTTTAATAATAGGCAAAACACTATCGTACTGTAGTTGTTCGCTAATTGTAAAGTAAATGCCATACTTAGCGTTAAATGGTTTTAGTGCTTCTAGTATATCTTCTGCACTTCTAAAGTTGTACTTTCCAAAGCTGTTAAATCTGCTTTTTTTAGATTTAAATTCCTCTTGGATTTTGCTTAATTTTTCTGATAATGTCATCTTCTACTTTTTTAAATTGTTCTAAAATTGTTTCTTTGTTTTTAAGCCTAAATTGGCTTTCGTATAAATCCATTTCTAAGTCGTTAAAGTACAATATAGTATCTAACATAAATAAAGAAATTTCTTTTAATTTTTTATTCTTTGGCTGCTTCCTTAATGCTTCGTCAATATAAGCATTAATTTCTAGCCATTTGTCTTTATACTGATTTTCCGTAAAAGACATCTTGCTGTACTATTTTTTTATAATCCTTTGGGCAATCTTTGTCGCAAAGTTCATAAATGTAAGTCTCTAATTCTGCTATGCGTTTTTCTAACTTAGCTTTGTCATCTATAAAAGCTAATATTCTAGCTTCTTTGTATTGGAGTAAATCGTAGCTCATAACTATTTTTTTCTTCTGTTAGCGTTATAATTTTCAGTTGTTTCTTTATCTCTTTTGCCTCTTTCCGTAACTGGAAACCCAGTAATGGTATTAAGTCCTAAATTCCACCAGTCTCTTGCTTGTGGTTCTTTTTGTGTTTTACTCATTTGTCTTTTCATTTTCTCTGTTTTTTAAGTGTTGTTGATTCATTTCTATTCCAATACACAAACCATCTATAAATGTTTTAGCTTCTTTTAAAGTAAAACCATTAGGAAAATAGCGGTCTATTAAGGCTTGTTGAGTTTCTTTAGTTAGTATCATAATGTTTGTTTTATGGTGTAAACTTACAACGCTTATTTAGATAATAAACTATGTTTTTCAATTTTAACAAAACTTTAACGTTTGGATCAAACGATAAAACACTTTAGCCAAAAAAGGGCGGTTTTTACACCACCCGATTTCTGAACAAAAAAAGAAAGAAACACTATGAAATTTTAAATTAAATTATAAATGAAATTACAATAAGTCTTTTAGCTTTTGAGTATATAAATCTATCATATCTAATAACTCTGTAGTAGAGAATTTAACCGTTGTTCTACTACGTTCTAATATTGTTTGGCTGTAGCCCTCTCCATACTTTCTGTCTATCCATTTACTAAACAAAAATTGTTGTCCTTGTTGCATAACATTACAGCCGTAGCATTGTGGGGCTACATTGTCCTCCGACCACCTCGTCGCATAGTTCTTTCTTGATATGAAGTGACCGTTTTGGATTTTAGCAATAGGATAAAATCTTTTGCAAGTGATACATTCAACTTGACCATTAGAGTCAGCGTAATAATTACGAATATATAAGCTAAATATAGCATCTAGTTTTTTTATTATTGTGGAACGCTTAATAGCCATCTTGATGTTGAAGAAGAAGTTTACCAGTGTTAGGGTCTAAGTCTTTTATTGTTCTATAGATAAATCTACTGTTTTTTTTTACTTCTTCTTTATTTGCTTTAGTGCTATCCGTTCCTAAGTTCTGGTACATTATAGCATCTATTTCTAATATTTCATCTATTCGTTCTAATACAGTCTTTTGATAGTCTGCAGCTATCTTTAGTATCTCTTCTTTGTTCATACGTAAATGTATAAATAAGTTTGTTAAATACTTGTTAAAAAGAATAGTTGTAAATGTATTGTATTGTGGTTTATTTCTTGTAACTTTGCCTTAACGGTTTAAAAAACATCTAGTAATTTATAACCTAAGTTTATATTTAAAAATAAAACAGAGTATAAACCTAAAAATAAATACAGAAATAAGAAGCAAATTAATTATTAACTATAGCTATGTTTAAAAAACATATATACTCTATATTAAAAAAAAAGGAGTTTTTATAGTATTGTGAAATACTTTTTGTAGAATTTAGCCAATATAAATAAAACAACTAAACCTATCCCTATATATATAAAAGTGGTATCTATTTTTACTTTAGATTTTACTTCTTTGTTTAAGGTAGTTGTTACATCTGCAGTAGATGTTAATACATTGCTTTGTATGTCTTTTATAGACGTTTTAAGAGTAGTTTTGTCTTTTATGGTAGTAAGTACTTTAACATTATAAAAGGTTGTTGTATTGCCTTTAGAATCAATTATTTTTATAGGTAGTGTAGAATCTAAAGAAACTAGGTTTAATGTTTCTATGTTAAAGTATGTAGTGCTTGAGTCTGTTACTGATTTTTTTTGGTTTATAAGTACAGTTTCTTTTATCTCTATTTTTTTTTCTGTCTTAGTAAATGTTTTCTTTTTACTTCCACAAGACAAAACTGCACTACATATGATAATATACATTAAGCGTTTTACCATCTAGCTTTATCTCCTCTTATATCATAGTGAATAAAATCCTCATATAGACCTAAACCACCCTCTAACATCTTACCATCTTTTATAAGTTTTAAAATAGCTTTCTGTACTTGCTTAGGGCTTTTACCTTTTACTTGTATGTCTGCAGCTTTGCCTAATAAATGTTGGCTGTTTAATTTGCCTCCTATAGCCTTATTGTGTATTTCTGAACGGTAAGCGCTAGTTATGTGTATAGGTGCGTTTAAAACGCTTCTAAGGACTTCTAATTGCTTAGCTAGTATCTTTATATTAGCCCAAACTTCTTGAGGCATACCAGCCCCATCTTTACTATTAAATTCTTCTTTACTAAAGTGTTCTGTTAATTCCATATTTGTAATTTTAAACTAATGTATATAGCTTTTATTGCTTATATATACATATTTGTAATAAATATACTTACCACTTTTTATCTTTATTTGATTTTATAACAGACCTTAAACCATCAATTATTGTATCTGGTGCAAATAAGAAACCAATACCTACAATTAATAGTATAGCAAACTGAAACACCTTACTGTCTTGTACTACAAAGATATAAGTAATAGCAGCTATTAAAACCAATATTCCTAGTAAGGTTGTTTTCCAGCTTTCTACTATATTTTTCATTTTCGTTTATACATTAAATACCATTTATGGCTTGTATATCCAATAGCAACCGCTGTTAGTAATATCTTTAATATTATGTCTATCTGCATAAAATTAAAGCCTAGTGTTATAACATTTATAAAAGCGATTTTAAGGTCAGTTGTAGTCATTTAAGTCAATATTGTATAGTTAAATTATTTGTTAAAATTGATTAGCAAAAGCCATATAGATATAAGTTGAAGTATTAGCGTTTGTATCTGCGTTTGTGCTTTTTAGTTGAAACGTAGTGGCATTAAAGTCAATATTATTTGCGGTGCTTTCTGCATTAGAAAGGTTAGGGTTTAGTGTTTTATCAATAGGATTAGAAGTATCTCTTTTATTGTCTAAAATTACCCAATTACCAGTGCTGTTTATTTTTTTTATCATAACAAAAGCTGGCTCAAAATCAGTTGTAACAGTTGTCCCAGTAGCAGAACCATTACCAGTATAACTCCCAAACTTACTAAACCCAGCTACTGAGTGAAAGCAGTAGGCTATGATACCAGAAGAATTAACATTCACATCAGATTGACCTATACTGAAAACAGTAGATGTCGGTACAGTATCTAGCCACAAATTTGATTGATATTGTGCTGCGTTTGTTAAACTCAAGAATACACCTCCATAGGCCCCGATACCTGAGTGATAAACGCACCAATTAGCAGTTCCACTATTTAGTGCTTTAATTATAACCATTTCTGGTGCAGAATTTAATCCGTGTCCTACCGTTGAATTTGTATGATTACCAGTATAACTCACAATACTAAACCCAGCATCTACATTAGCAGACACCTCAGAAGTAATAGAGCCATCTGTGTTAGTTACAGCAGACACACCAGCTTTCCAACACCAAGCTACATAAGTAGCACCGCTATTATTATAAACAGAATCCGTACCTAGTGTAAACCCATCAGAACCAAAAGAAGTTAAACCGTTTGTGTCAGTAGTTTCTGCTGCCGTTGTATTAGATACTACTGCTTTAGTTGTTCCCCTAACAATATCCGTTAATTTATGACTTGTAGCAGCACTTCTACTTTTTATCCATACAAAGTCTGGTTTAAAACCTACACCAGTAATAGATTGAGTAGAGCCGTTGCCAGTATAAGTAACAGTATTAAAATATGCAATTACAGCCTCTCCACCAGTATTTATTAATCTTCTTCCAAACATTTATTAAATATTAAAGGTTGGTAAATCAAAAGTAAGAACCGCTTTCTTAGTAGTTAAAGCCTTAATTTCTGCACCTATTGTATTGCTTTGTGTTCTTAATTCTGCCCTACTATCTATAACTTCTTGTGGTGTAATTTCTCCGCTATCCATTTGCCTAATAACAAACCAATCTGTTTTTTCTAATTGGCTGCCTATTAAGTGTTTTAAATTGCTTATTTTTTGTGTTTTTAATTCTGCTAAAGTTTGAGGGATAGCCCTATCAATAACATCGTAGGTATAAACATCTCCTACTAATTTAATAGCAGATAACTCTTCTATTCTTGAATCGTATGTAGGTGTTACAACATCTTTAAAACCAAAGCCTTCTTTAATGTTTAGGTGCGTTCCGTTTTCATCAGTCCAAACGCTAGGTATCTTACCAAATGTTTTTATTTCTCCGTTTACTAAAATTCCTTTCATATTATATAGCTTTTGAAATTGAGTACCAGTATTCTGTTGCACCAGTTACTACTATTTGTATTAAGTTAGAGACAGTACCGTCATAAACACCAGCAACCGTTGTACCAGCGGGAAGTGTTAAAGCAAAATCCCCAGTAATAACCAAGTCTTTTACCATACCTATTGAAGTATTAGAGAAGGTTAGCGTAGTTGCTGCTGTTAAAGTCTTAGTAAATACTTGAGCAGTTGAAAAATCTACCTCTGTTGTTAAAGCTGCACTTGTTTTAAATTCATCAGCAAGCCTAGCATAAGACGTAAAGCCATCTGCATAAACCTCTGTAAAGTTTTCGTTTGCTTTTGTAAATGCTGTTCTTAATGGGTCTCCAGTTCCATCATTAGCTGTCGTTCCTATTCCTATTACTTGTTTTGCCATCTTTTATTTTATTAATATGTTGTTTGGTCTGCTGTTAATTGTGTTGTATCTGCTAACACTAAAATAGTATCTGCAGTTAGATTGCTTCCATCAGCGTCAAATGGATAAATGCTTCCCCAACCGTTTGGCTCGTTTACATTTCCCCACCAACTACTTAGGTATATTATTCCCCAATTTATCAAGTTTGCCATTTTTTACTTTATTTAAAAACAATTTTAGTTTCTCTATGTTTTCTTTTTTTACCTTGTATCTTTTCATTGATAATTTATTGTCACAATTACGTTCTTTAACATAAACTCTAAATAACCCAGCCTGTGAAATTAGACTCTTTATCTGGGTACATATCGTTATTACTATTGGAATTATATTCAGGGTAGGTAGATTGATTAAAACTCATAAAGTCAATAAACCTTCTGGTATAATGCTGGGCTATGTCTCTTTCTTGTTCTGCTAAATAATCCACTTCGTCTTTAGTTACTGTTTCACTACTTTCGCTTGTATGTTTGTAAATACCACCATTAGATACCGTATAAGCCAAGAATGGTAGCATTTCCACTTGTGACCAATGTATAGTCATAGGTTTAATGTATGTTTCTAGTAAGGTCTTATATGTAGGGTTTGCATCTAAAGCATCTGTAGTTATTAATGTCTCTATTTTTTCGTATAACTGCGTTCCTAAATAGTTCTGTATGTGAATTTCTTGAGCAACCTCAATCCATTGAATAAATTTATCAGTATCTAGGTTTCCGTTAAATACACTATATCTTTTAAGGTCTTTTGGTGTTATAAATAACGCTTTAGCCATTAGTTAAATCTTTTGTTAGTTGGTAAAAATCCTTCGTTTGGCATATCTTTAGG